CATTGACGAACGCGAAATCCCGTTTTCAGAATTAGGAATTTATTAACTCGGAGGCTTGAATGGAATTTGACGTAACACTTTTAGGAATCGTGATCGGAATGATGGTACTGGCTAACCGCTTGGTGGCAATGTTAGTCACGCCGATTTTCGATAAGTACGGCTGGGACAAGTTTTGGCTGGCTTATCCGGCCTGGATTCTGGCAGGCGTGTTCGTTTGGTTTACCGGCGTGAACTTGTTCGCGACATTTATCCCGAACGCGCTTATCGGTCAAATTCTGACTGCTATTGTTGCAGGGGGCGGGTCAAACTTGCTCCACGATCTAACTGACAAGCCGAACAATCTGATTGCCGTGTTTGATGCTCTCGAAAAAGACGAACCGACTTACTCGCTGGACGAAGTTTCCGAGATGGTTGACGACGACGAGGCTAACGGATGAGCGAGAACGTCTGGATCGCAATCATAGCAGCGGTGCTGGGCGGAGGCGGCTTAGGCGCAGCTATTGTGAATGCGCTTGCTAACCGCAAGAAAATCCAGGCGGACTGTGTAGCAACTCTATCAACCGCATACGAAACGAGGCTAAACGCTCTCAATAAACGGGCGGATGAGTTAGCAGCGAAGGTGGATGTATTAGAGGCGCAAGTGTCAGGCTTGCGTTCTGCATTATCAGACAGGGAAGCACTTATTGTGAATTTACAACAAGAGAATGCTGACTTGCAGACGCAAGTGGATAAGTTGTCGAGCGCGGTCAAGTGCCGTGATAAGCGCATACGCGAACTCGAAAAGCAGGTGGCGGAGTTGACGGCGCGACTTGACGCTATGAACGGCAGCGAGAGCGAGCCGCAATGAACGGCGAACGTATCGAGTCGGTCTGGGATCTACTATCGGCGCGGATTGCGGCGCTGGAGTTAGCGGTGCTTGAATTGCAGAAGCGGCTTGATGAACTGGAGGATGCTGACGTGGTGACCGAGACCGTGTACGACTACATGGCAGAACACGACGGCTGGAACGAGCCAATCTGGATCGGCGGCACGGATGATTGACCTGCGAGGCGGGCGTGAGTGCCTGTGGACTTACAAGAGATTATTGGTAAAAACGAGGCTGATTTGGAAAAGAAAGTAAGGGCTGAAACGGCAGCATACATCAATGTCAAATGTGATGTTTGCGGAAAAGACGTGAAGCGTTGGGTTTCACACCTTAGCCGAAATAAACATACTTATTGTTCAAAGGAATGTAGATCGCTTGATTTGACTCGTAATCCAAACACAACTTGCCCTGTGTGTCAAAAAACAATTCTATGTAAAGCCATCGCGGTTGAATAAAACATCTGTAGTCTGTTGTTCTCGAGAGTGTAGGGGTATTTACGAGAGAAAACAATCAGAGTTTGTCTGCAAGCGTTGTGGAAAAACATTTCTATTGCGCCCTTCGGAAATAAAACAGGGCAAGGGCGCTTATTGTTCTCAAGAGTGCCAACTTGCCGACTATTCAAGTGTCGGCAATCCAAACTGGAAACATGGATTTAGCGGGAATACCGGATACTATCGATCAATTCGCAAAGAACTGGTTTCTGATTTGTCGAGAGAACAGTGGGAGAACACATTGGAGCATTTTGATCACAGATGCGCTTATTGTGGAAAGTCTGAGTTAGATGCCGGCGTGTTACACAGAGAGCATGTGATACCTGCTTCAAGAGGCGGCGGGCTAACGCTTTCTAACATCGTTCCTGCTTGCCCTACGTGCAATTCAAAAAAACATGACAAGACCCCGAGTGAAGCTGGAATGTCTTTTATAAAGGTGGCAGAGTTTATCTATGAGCGAAACTAATATTATTAGGTTTGAGGCAACGGTAAATAGCGTAAAAACGCTATCGTCTGATAACACGATCCGCGTGGTGCTTGATCTACCAGAGACGGCAATTCCTCAGATGGCAATGCTCGCAGAAACCAAGCGTCAGGGCATGGCTCTTTCGTTTGAAGCGTCTGCCAGTGCCAACGGACTGATCGGCGCATAGCTTATGGCATGGGCTACCGCGCGAGCGTGCTCTGTACCAGGATGTCCCGAATTAGTGACAAAGCCAGGAGTATACAGATGCGACAAACACCAGCGCGAATATTTGGAGCAGTGGAATCGTCCGCGAGACATCAAATATACAGGCAAGATGTGGCGCAGACGCTCAAGGATATTTCTGAGCCAGCATCCAGTTTGTGAACGGTGCGGTGCTCCGAGTGAACTGGCACATCACATTATCCGCAAGCGTGAAGGCGGATCAGACGACTTCGACAACTTGGAAGCACTTTGTCGGTCTTGCCATGAGAGAGAACACAGTACAAAAGGTGAAAGGTGGAGCAGGAAACAATGAAAACGCTTAGCTTGGAGAAACTTGACGGCCAGAATATCTATACAGTGCAGTCTGATGTGAAGAACAGTGACCTGGAAGTGCAGGAGTTTATTGACTATTTGGGTGTGGTGAACAAACACGGAACGCCGAAATTAGTAATCACGATTGAAGGCGCGAAACAAGTTGTGTTCACGCAATTTATTGAAGATCAATTGGATGAAGGGATATACAAGCGTGAAAGGCAGACTGCCTAAACCAGACGCGCTCAAGGAAGCGCAGGGAACACTGAGAAAAAGCCGTGTCAATCAGGCACAGGCTAAATTTGATGTTCCTGATGGCAACCCCAAGCCACCTGCGACTCTCAACCTTTACGGCAAACGTCTATGGAAAGAAATGCTGCCGAAACTGATTGAGACAGGGCTTTACACCGAGGGTGATCACCAGGCTTTTGAGTTGCTTTGCATGGCTTATGGTGATCTTATCCAGGCGCGTAAAGACCTGAAGGAGTCTGGCACTATCGTTGTTACAGAGAAGGGCACGGTCTATCAGCATCCCAACGTCGGGATTGCAAATCAAGCCTGGAATCGGTGCAAGTTGATGCTGGGGCAGTTTGGTTTGACACCAGCGGAGCGCACGCGCGTCAAGGCACGTACACCAGATGAAAAAGGGAAAAGCTTGGCAGACTCATTGTTTGCTGCTGCTCGCGCAAAAGTCGAAGGGGACGGTGAATGAAGAAGTACGACCCCTGGAATTGTGATCTTACTAAGTACGAATTTGACCCCGTGGCTGGACAAGTCGCAATTGACTTTATTGAAACCTATATAACCCACGTCAAAGGTGAGTTGGGTGGCAAGCCCTTCTTGCTTTTGGATTGGGAAAAGGACTTTGTAAGAAACTTGTTCGGCTGGAAGGACAAAGAAACTGGTTATCGACGTTACCGAGAGGCGTTTGTGTTTGTCCCCAGGAAGCAGGGCAAGTCTCCGCTTGGGGCTGCCATCGCTCTTTACCTGTTGATTGTAGACCGTGAGCCTGGTGCAGAACTGGTTTCCGTTGCGGCTGACAGAGATCAGGCGCGTGCCATTTTTGACACGGCGCGTTTCATGGTCAAGCAGAACGACGCGCTGGATGAGTTGGTGAGTGCTTTCCGCAACGCCATTGTTGCCAAACAAGGCGCAGCGGTTTACAAAGTGGTTTCATCTGAGGCTGGCAGCAAACACGGCGGTAACCTGCACGCGGCACTCTTTGATGAGTTGCACGCACAGAAAGACCGTGAGCTTTACGACGTTATCCAGACTTCGTTTGGTGCGCGCCGACAACCACTGCTGATTTCGTTCAGCACGGCTGGTTATGACAGGGAGTCCATTTGCTACGAGGTCTACACATCTGCTAAGCAGGTATATGAGGGCATCGTTCAGCGCGATTGGTTTTACCCTGTAATCTACGAAGCCGATCCAGAAGACGACTGGACAAGCGAAGAGACCTGGAAGAAAGCCAACCCAAGCCTGGGGCATACAGTCAAGATCGAATACCTACGGCAAGAGTTTCAGAAAGCGATTTCAAGCCCACAGTACCAAAACACTTTCAAGCGTTTGTACCTTAACATGTGGACTTCCCAGGAAACACGCTGGATTGACATGAATGTTTGGGATAAGTGTGGCGAGCCACCGATTGACATGAAACTGCTTGAAGGGGCTGAGTGCTATGGCGGTCTTGACCTTGCGACCGTTTCTGACATCGCAGCCTTTGTGCTGGATTTCCCAAATGAAAGCGGTGAGGAAGAGTTGCACACCTGGCTACCTGCCCTGTTCTGTCCAGAATCAAAGTTGACAGACCCAGGGTTTCGAGACCGCGACATGTATAGGGCATGGGCTGATCAGGGTTACTTGATTGCAACCCCTGGCAACGTGATTGATTACGAATACATCATTGCTGAGATCGAGCGGTTAGGAGACCTTTACAACATCAAAGAGATCGCATTTGACCGCTGGGGCGCAGCGCAGATTTCGCAGACCCTGACGAACATGGGTTTTACCCTTATTGGCTTCGGTCAAGGCTATGTGAGCATGTCACCACCGACCAAAGAGGTCGAGCGTCTGATTATGCAACACAGAGTCAGACATGGCAATCACCCTGTGATGCGCTGGATGGCAGATAACGTTATGGTGACTACCGACCCTGCTGGGAACATCAAGCCAGACAAGAAGAAGAGCAGACAAAAAATAGACGGCGTGATCGCAGCAATAATGGCAACTGACCGCGCGGTTAGAAATTCTGTGGGGCGTAAAGATTCTGTTTATGAACGCCGCGGATTGGTGGTGTTATGAGTTTGTTCGGATGGTTTGCAGAATTGAGACCAGTTATAGTCAACACAAAGTTTGGCAAGGATTTCAGGGGCGTTGTTTGGAAGAAAACAAACGACTGCATCGTTCTGAAAAACGCAGAGTGGTTGTCGCCTGATGGGGCGAAAAAACTGGATGGTGAAACAATCATCTTCATCAAAGAAATCGAATTTATACAGGCGGTCTCATGACAACAATTATCTCGGAATCTAACCTGGTAACAATGCCAGCAAACTGGTGGACTAATTCATCTAACATTGTCATGTCTTCGGCATTATCTGATTACAACTTCACGTATCTCCAGATGTACCGCTCACACATGAACGTGAAAATCTGTGTGGACTTCCTGGCTCGCAATATTGCCCACCTGGGCTTGCATGTCTACACGCGCTCCCAGGACAACGATAGGGAACGGGTACGAGATCACAGGGCGGTACAAATCCTGAAGCAACCCCTCCCAGCAAAGTACAAGGTCACTCAATACCAACTGATCGAGTCGGCGGTATCTGACATGTTGATCAGCGGCAATGGCTACCTGCTCAAACATCGCAATTCAGACGGAGAGGTGTTTGCACTTCAGCGCGTGCCTTACATGCTGATGAGCGTCAAAGGTGAGTTAGTCCCGACCATGTACAAGCTCGACTCCATCGAGAAAGAGTACAAGCCAGACGACATTATCCATTTTCGGTTTTACAACCCTGAGAACTCGACCATCGGTGTTTCGCCGCTTGAAGGCTTGCGCGAAGTGCTGGCTGAAGAGTGGGAAAAGGCAAAGTACAGTTCTGGTTTCTGGAAGAACGCCGCACGAATTTCTGGTGTGATCGAAAGACCCCTGGAAGCAAAGGAAATGAGCGAAGCAGCGGCACGAAACTTCCGTCAGCAATGGCAGGAAATGTACTCAGGTGACGAGAATAGCGGCAGAACGGCTTTGCTGGAAGAGGGCATGACTTTCAAGCCGATTTCATTCAGCCCGAAAGAAACTGAGTATATCGAAAGTCGGAAGCTCAATCGCGAGGAGTGCGCCAGAGCCTTCCACATTCCGCCCCCGATGGTTGGAATTTTGGATCGCTCCACCTTCTCGAATGTCACGGAACTCCATAAGAGTTTGTATATGGACGTGCTTAGTCCCATGTGTGCAAGGCTCGAAGACGATTGGGACTTGCAATACCTGAGCGAGTTCGATGATCTCAAGGGTGCATACACCGAGTTCAATATTGACGAGAAACTTCAATCTGACTTCTCGATGCAGCTTGAATCTTTGCGGCAATCCGTGGGTGTGCCTTACATGACACCAAACGAAGGTCGGGCGATCTTGAACCTGCCTCGGTTGAAGAATCCCATGGCAGACACCCTGGTTACACCGCTCAACATGACTACCCCTGAAATGGTGATGAACCAGCAGAACAACAAAAGCAATGAGCCGGAGATCGAGGTCAAAACCACGGCAGAGTCGTTTATTCCTGAGTACCCTGAATTGGACAAGGAATACCGCGAGAAGTGGCACAAACTCCTGGTGAACGTTTTTACTCGCCAGAGGGATGCGGTGCTGCCGAAGGCGAAGATGGACAAGCTCGACGTGCTTTGGGACAAAGAACGTTGGGACAAAGAGGTTGCCGAGGATTTTCTGAAGCTCACCCAAGACACCGCCTGGGCGTTTGCTGACGCATTCGCTGGCGAGTTGGGCGCAGAGTACAAGCGCGAGTGGATGGAAAAGTGGCTTGAGGAGAATGCTCGCATTGCAGCCGAGTACATCAACGAAAGCACCTACGATGAACTTTCTAAGGCGTTACAGGCTGAAAACCCACGGGACGCAATCAAGGAAGTCTTTGCGACAGCCCTGGCAGTACGAGCGGTGCAACTAGCTGAAGAGCGGCGAGCAATGGTCGAGAGCTACGTTGAGAACAAGATTGCCCAGGCAGTTGATCAGGTTGTCGGGAAAATCTGGACAACAAGAAGTAGCAACCCCCGTCCAGAGCACCAGAAATTGAACGGCGAGTACGTTGAGAAAAGAGGTGTTTTTTCCAACGGCTTGAAATACCCCCGTGATTACAAGGGCAAGGCTGAAGATAACGCCAACTGCCAGTGCAAAGTGAAGTGGGTAAGAAAACCAAAAGCCCCCACTTTGGAGGGTTGAAAGGAGTAGCTTATGGAAAAGAAATCATTTGATACCGAATTGGAGTTCAAAGAAAACGCCGACCAGACCGGTCAATTCAAGGCGGTGTTTAGCTGGTTTGACGTGGTCGACAAACACGGTGATGTGACCTTGCCTGGTGCATTTGAAGACGGCGCGAAAGTCAAGATCGCTTCGTGGGGTCACGATTGGGGATCGCTGCCTGTTGGTCGCGGTGAAATTCACCAGGACGACACTAAAGCCTGGGTGGATGGAAAGTTCTTTCTGGACACCGAGGCTGGGCTTGAGACCTACAAGACAGTCAAAAACCTGGGCGATTTGCAGGAGTGGTCTTACGGCTTTGAAACGATTGAGTCGTCAGACGACACAAAAGAAGGACAGAAAGTGCGAGTGCTCAAGAGACTCAAAACTTTCGAGGTGTCACCCGTCTTTATTGGAGCAGGGAACGACACGCAAACTTTAGCCATTAAGGGCGAGGGCGAAAAGCCTGAGCCAGAAGTGGAGCAGGAAGTCAAAACTGAATCAGAGACCGTGGAAGTCGGGAATGAGAGCGGCGTTGATCCTGCTGATGTGAAATTCTTTATCGAAATAATTGCTTTGGAGGCAAAACATGAATAACGAAAAATTTACGAAACTCTTGGGCGATGCCCGTGAGATTGTTGAAAAGGCTCTCTTAGAAGGTCGCCCTATGACCGAAGACGAGCGCAATAAGTCCATGAACATGGTGGACGAAGCCAAGCAAGGCTTGGACGATGCCGCGCTGGAACGCAAGATCGCCGAACTTCAGGCTGCTGCCGCGAAGGGCAAAGTAGAAGAAGAAACCCAAGAGGAAGCAAAAGGCAGTCTCGGTGAACGCTTTGCTCAGAATAAAGCGTACAAAGCCTGGATGAAACAGGTTGCCCCTAACGGGCACATTCCCGAAAGTGCGAAGGGCATCAATTCACCTGCGTTCCAGGTTGACATGCCGTTTGAGAAGAAAGCCGTCATCACTGGCCTTTCCAACACCTCCGCTGGTGCGTTCATTCAGAACGATGACACTGGCATTTACGTTCCTATGGGACGCAAACCGCTGAAGTTGCGCGACCTGATCAGCGTCCGTAGTACCAATAGCGATATGGTTGAGTTTGTTCGCCAGACCGCCCAAGTTACCCAGGCTGCTGGTGTCGCCGAAGCGACTTCGGCTGCTGCCCCAACTGTGGTCACTACTGCGGCGGGCTCCCCAACTCTGGTTTATACCAGTACGGTCACCAATAACGCTGGCGGCGGTTACAAACCTGAAGGCACAATGGCTTTTGAAAAAGTTACCACACCCGTGGAAACCGTTGCGGTGTGGATTCCTGTAACCAAACGCGCTCTGGCTGACGCAGCTCAATTGCGCGGAATTATTGACCAGGAATTGCGCGACTCTCTCATGGATGAGATCGAAACCAACATCCTGTTTGGGCAAGCCACTCCCGATTTTGTCGGTTTGGCTGAAACACCGAATATTCTCACCCAATCCTTCAGCACTAACATCCTGACAACCGCACGCAAAGCCATCACTAATTTGGCGACAAACGGTTTGGAAGCCAGTCCTACCGCGTTTGTGGTTGCACCCGCTGATTGGGAAGCCGTTGAGTTGGCTCTCTTTGCTGCCGCACCATACCTGCCTTATCAGCAATCCATGTGGCGGATTCCTGTGGTTGAGTCACAGTATCTCACCGCTGGTACTGCCTATTTGGGCAACTGGAAACAGGCGGTTATGTGGGATCGCCAGCAGGTCACTATCAGCGTAAGCGATAGCCATGCTGATTTCTTCATCCGTAACCTGGTCGCAGTGCTTGCTGAGGCTCGTGCAGCTTTCGGCGTGCTGAAACCAAAGTCCTTTGTTGAGATCGCTACCGCTGCAAGCGGAAGCCCATCTTAGGTTTAGTTGATTGGTTGAGGCAGGGGCTATCAAGCCCCTGCCTTGAGAGGAAGTGTTTATGGTTGAAAAAGACGTGATGGTAATTGTCCCGATTGGCGAATATAGCGGCATCAAGATGTGGCGGTCTGAGGCTGAAAAGCAAGGGCTGAAATACAAGGTGATCGGCAAAGAGTATGTCCCTGAGATCGAGGACAAAATGGTCGAGCCTTTGGAAGATAAGGCTCTGCCGAAAAAGACCACAAGACGGAAAACTACGAAGAAGTAGGTGAGGAATGGGACTTTGCTCAATTGACGACATCAATGCCTTTTTAGGCACAGAGATATTGCCAGATGACGCGCAAGCTCTTCTGGCGATTGAAGAGGCGAGCGCGGTAATCAAGAATTACTGCAATCAGGAAATTGAGCAAGCCCAAAGCGATACCATCCTGCTTGACGGCACTGGATCAACCAAATTGTTTTTGCCTGAGCTGCCTGTAAATTCGATTGCAAGCGTCAAGATCGACGGAGTGCTATTAGACCCGACGTGTTACGCGCTTGCGGAAAATGGAGTGCTCTGGCGGAAGTATGGCAAATGGACAGTTGGTGCTCAAAACATCGAGGTCACTTATACCCATGGCTATGCCAGCGTTCCTGAAGATATCAAGGGCGTGTGTTACCGCTCCGCATCACGGCTTTACCAGGCGCAATTGAAAGCCAGGCGGCAGGATTTTATGTCAGGGCTGCAATCTGTGAGTGTTGGGGATTGGTCTGAAACCTACGAAAGCGCAGGCGGTTCGTCTGGCGAATCTGACAAAGGTGTTTCTGCTGCACGAACTTTGCTGATGAGCGAGAAAGACGTGCTCAACAAATACCGCTACAAGAGGTTGTAATGAGCAAGTTTCCGCACACAATGACCTGGTACGCAAAAACTACCACCGCAAACACGTTTACACGTAAGGTGGTGAGTGAAGTTATGTGGCAAGCTCAGAAAGTTGCCAACACCGCGAAATCTGGTCTGGTTGATTCGGACAAAGCAATCGTGTACGTGCCGTTTGTTACAGCAGACGGTACAAACCGATCTGAGGATTTGACCTTCAAAATTGGCGATTACTTAGTGCCTGGTGAAGTGTCTGATGAAATGAGCGCGAGCTTCACCCCGACCGCTTTGATTGCTGCTTATCCGCGCACAATTCAGATCAGGACTGTGGACTGGAAAGACTACGGCGCATTACAGCACGTCCAGATTGGCGGCAAATAATGACCATTCAATATATTGAGCAGCCCCAGGACAAGATCATCAAGACCCGTAACGGCGATATGCTGGTCAAGTGGCAACCACGTTTCAAGTCGCAATGGAACACTCGCTATAA